CTTGGTTAGTTCTCCATTCTCTATAGATATCCCATCCATCAAATCCACCTGCGAAACATACCGTATATTTTCTTGAGTAGATAAAGTAGTATGGATTTTCTTGTGTTGGTGGGTCGTTTCTAAATTCTGCAGCACCACATTCAAACGCCGTTTGACCACTTGTCATTGTTGTGTTTGCAAGGGTAACTACAGTAGCTCCTGAATCCATGTGGAAACCTTTACTTAAATAATTCCATTTAACTGAATCAGTTGCCAACGCCCAATTTGATTGTGGGTTTTGTTTTCCTTTATATGTTAAGAACGACTCGTCAATACCGTATTGTGTTGAAAAACCTAAGTAAGTTCTTCTTATAGTATCTCCTGGAGATTCAACCGTATTTGAACCACCAACAGCAGTTCCAAAAGGTGGGTTAGAAATAACCTCTCCTGGATAATCATATTTTGTTTTAAATTTAGGATATGGTGATGGGTAAATTGACGCATCTTCATATTCTCTTTGAGTATAACCGTAGAATCCACAAGGAAGTGAATCAATTGGGTATTCATTAGCAAGTTCTACCATAACATATCTCGAAACTAATGCAAACTCACCGTTAGATGAACCTATTTTTTTAGCAATAAAGTTATTAGATGAAGGGTCCATAACACAATTTGTGAATTTTTCAATTACAACAGGATTTGCGTCAGTATCAAAGAAATCTCTAATAAATACGTCAAATGACATATTATTGTATGATAAGTTAGCAATTGAAACTTTAATTTCAGTGTTAGCACTATCACCATCCGAGATTGAAATGAACTTAAACAAATTATAAACCTTATTACCTCTTAATTCAGAAACTAAGAATGGTGTTTCAGGTGATTGGTATTTCTCTAAATTCCATGCAATTGATTGACTTGATTGACTTCTTGCGTCAGGTAAAGCGATTAAATCGCAATTTAATCCACGAATATAACCTTGATTATATGCATAGTTTAAACTTCCTTGATATACCTCTTCAACATAAATAGGAACTTGAAATCTTGATTTTCCAAAATTATCAACACCTAATACTTTAGTGATATATTTTGCTGAAGAAGCTAATAAAGAAGTTTCTAATGCAAATGTGTCGTTATCTTTAGTAACACCTGAAAGTAAGAAAGTACCATATGGTGTTTCTGTAATACCTGAATATTGTCCAGTACAAATTAATTGTAGGTTATTAGGAACCCAAGTATTATTATTGTTATAGTCAACACCTACTTCATAAACAGGTCCGTGTTCGTCACTTGTTATGTTATTTGTGTATTGTGTAATACCTCTTGAACGAAGTGTTGCAACAACCATGTTATTAAAATCAGTATAAGCCGTACCTGTAAAAGTGTACGATTCACCTGTAACGGTACCTGTAAAACTACCACTACCACCTGAAATTAAATTAGTAACAGAATAGTAGAATGAATATCCACCATAGTTATTTCCTGATATAATATCAAAGTTTGCGTAATACCAAGGGTCATTTGACGCTGCAGATAAATCGTTAAGGTCAAAATTGTTAGTACAATCATATGGGTTTTTAACCGTTGGGTATGAATTAATGAGGTTATAATATTCTGTGTTAGGAATCGAACCATACATTACAGATGTCGTAGCTGAAAGAGATGGTGTACCAATAACACCATTACCACCTAAATAAACATCAAAGTCTGTTTGTATCGTTGATACAGAACCGTCTTGTAATCTATATTGTACATTTAAATTTGCCTTAACTTCTGATGGTAAATCATTAGTATCCAAGAATGTAACAGTACTTCCTGAAGAATATCCTGTAAATGTTGCTGTAAACATTGTTGCATTTGATGGTGAACCAATTGTTGTTGGGTCAACATTGGCAATTAAGGAAAGACTCCAAGATGGACCCGCATCATAACCTGATAACCCTAACACTCTTGTAACAAACAATTGATTTGATTGTTGTAAATATGATTTAGCGATATATGCCGCTTCATATTTTGGAATTTGAGTGTTATAAAATTTTACAGGTTCAGTTCCTCCAAAATAAGCTTGGAACTCATCATAGTTTGTTATGAATACTGGTTCAAATGCTGGACCTTTTATTGTTTCTCCTACTAGACCTAAAGTCGTTACTCCCACACTTTGAGCTACGAAAGATAAGTCGGTTTCAGATGTGTATACGCCTGGTGATACGAATACTTTTTGATTTGCTTGTGATATTGCCATTATTTAATTATGCAGTTACAGATTTATTTTACAGATAAATATTATAGTTTTAATGAAAAAACTTTACTTTTGGATAAGTATTTATAAAGAGTATGAATTAATTCTACCTTTTTTCCTACCATGAATAACAAGAAAGAAATTAAGAACATCAAAATATCCCCCGAATCACACGACATATTAAAAAAATATTGTGAAAAACGTGGAATAAAGATTTATAAATTTTTGGAGAATTTAATATTTGAAAAGTGTAAAGAAAAGAAGGATATCTACGGAGAGGATTAAACTAACTTGTTTTCGAATAATACAGTTGATTCTTGAGTATCGTCATTTTTTGTAACATCTATTCTTAAAATGTCATTGGTTGATATCTCAATTACTTGAAGGTCACTACCATAATAATCATTGTTAATGTAAACATCAAAACTGTCAATATTATCTGTTGACAATAAAGTCATATTTGCTGTAAAATCAATTCTATCGGTTAAAGAGGTATTTCCTGAAACAAATAAAAACGGCATTTGGAACTCATTAGGGTTTTCAGGATATTGTTTTCTTTTTTGTTTTCTTGATGAAGTATCTATTTCAATTAGTTGGGTAACTCTTTGAATTGCGGGTTTAACCTCAAAGTCATCTTCATCAATTAAATAACCCAACATTGTAAATTCATAACTTTGAACATAATATTTTCTTGACTCCATATTCATTTGGGAGTCGTCCGAAACATTATCCATAATAATTGGAACGTATTGACCCTTAATAAAAGTATATGCTTGTCTTGACGCAAATGTTTGCATAACAACTTTATTAAGTTGGTTAAGTTCTCTCATTCTATTACAAATAATTTTAACACTATATTTTATATCAACAGGAACAGGTTGTGGAATTGTATAAATGTCCATACCTTGCTCATTACCATTCCAAGTTGGAACGGACGCATAATAAAATTGTTTTCTATTTGGAATTGTATATTGAAGTGATGGGTTTGTACCATACTTAACTTCAGGATTTCTAACAACAGTAATGAATGGTGGTGAAGGATTATAATCCATATCAACAAATTTCCAAGTCTCTAAATATTGGGACCAATTTTGTGTTGTAATAATAATATCTAACAATGGTACTATTTTTCCTGCGGTGACAACCTCAAGTTCTGTTTTTACAAAATCTAACATACCCCTATCTAAGTCGGCATGTAATACTGACTTCGGTAAATAAGTTCCATCATCTTTAATATATTCTAAAAGTTGTTCTCTTCTTTCAGATAAAACTTTTTTTGGTACTAAAGGTAATGTTGGTTTAACTATTGTTCTTGGTAATGGCATTTATTCTTTTACTACAAATAGTTTATTTTGTGAATTAATTATATCAACTTCTTTTGCGACATAAATTGGCTCTTCACTTTGTTTATATACAAATGAATCATGTTTGTAAGGATTATATGTCACAATTCTATTAGAATCTGTGACAGGTAATTCATCACAAGGATATTCACAATAATCCAATAATTTCCCAATCACAAATGCATGAACATTTTTTGATTTTTCTGAACGAACTTTTTCTTTTCCACCTTTTCTAACTCTAAACTCAACATCACCCAATTTAACATAGTCTGCATACATAATAACCTTACCATCATAAGTAACCGAAAAAGTATGTTTGTGTAAGTTATAATATACCATTACTTTTTTACCCAAAAATAAATCATCAAATTGTGATTCTGTGATGATAACTTTCATTATAACCCTCTAAATTCATTTTCACTTACATATGTTGCAACAATTGTTCTATAGAACGGTTTGTATCCACCATAAGTATGTTTATTGTCAGACCTAACATATCCATCATCACTAACCGAATAATATCTAACTCGGTCTTCCGTTTCATAATAACCAAAATAATCTCCCATGAATATTTCAACACCCAAATCATCAAGTTGTTTTTGATAAATAGAAAATTTCATATTACCTGGCTCTTGTAATTCAACTTTGGAACTACCATAGAATTTATTTGTTGGTGCCATAACCTGAACTAAACCTTTCAATTCTACAGGTGCCATAAATTGAATACCATCTTCAACTACTTCACCATATACATCATCTTTCTTTGTTTTATATCGGTCAATACGATATAGTACAACGGTAAAGTTCATATCACCCTCTAACCATTCTTGACCCATATCAATGTCAAGGTCAAAATCCTCACCACCAAAGAATTTACCTAATCTTGTTATTGGAACTAATTTCTGCATATATTGATAAATACTCAAACTTTAACTATATTTAAAGTAAATTTATTAATATTAGATGAGTGATGTTAGTTTAGAATCAAAGGCGATGTCCATTCTTGAGTTATACGAGGGTGGCAATAACTATATTTTGGAATTAAAACGCAAATCACAAGTTAATAGAAGATTTTATCCAACAAGAAGTCAATCGGAATATATTATCAATTTTCATGACAAACAACCAAAGGTTGCTAAAAAATGGGTAATTCTTGACACTTATTTTTCTCAGAAATTAGCCGACGACAAATTATACACAGAAATACCACAAAAAGTTTGGGTTGAGAAACTTTTGGCAGACAAAGAAAAGGCGTACCATATTTGGGGTAAAGTTTTTGAAAATGAGGAACTTCACGATTTTTGGTTACCAAAAGTTGCAATCATCAAAGATAATTCAGTTAAAGATGTTGTGTTAGATTATTCAAAATATTCACATCGTCCACCACTTGAACACCAAAAAGAAGCAATTCAAAAACTGGTTGAGAATAAAAAATTCATTCTTGCCGATGATATGGGTCTTGGTAAGACAACCTCAACAATTATTGCGGCTTTGGAAGCAGGAGCAAAAAAAGTATTAATCATTTGTCCTGCAACCTTAAAGATTAATTGGAAACGAGAGATTGAAAATTATTCAGACAAGTCAATCTATATTGCTGAAAGTAAAAATTTTAGTACCGAATCCGATTTTGTTATCATAAACTACGACATAATAAAAAATTTCCATGACACTAAAAAGAAAGACGATTCTCAAGTTCTTGCTGCCAATTTTGATTTGGTCATTATCGACGAAGCACACTATATCAAAAATGCTACGGCGCAAAGGACGAAATTAATCAATGACCTTGTTAAAAATATTGACCGACTTTGGTTATTGACGGGAACACCAATGAC